ATATTCATGCCAGTGCAACCAGTCTTAGTCGTCGCGATTACCGGATAATAGTTTAACGATTTTAGCTTAAATCAGCCTTAAGTTGGAATGCCTATATATCAACAATAAATCAAGGAAATCCGGCATTTTTTCGCCATTAGCATCCGGGCTAGGTATTTTTCGAGGAAAAAGAATAACTGAATTACGTATTTTGTAACAAGAAAGATATAAATTTATAACCAGGAGGAAAAACACTATGGAGAAATTTATCGTTTTTGAGGCCAAGTCTGGTTCAATAGACATTGTTGAGGTTAGAGGCAGCAAAGTACGCACTATGAGCTATGATAGCGTCGGCGGTTATTTTGACCACGTACAGACGTTTGAGGACGCCAATCAGGCACACGCCGCGGCATTGGCGCTCAACGAAATCAACAAGCAAACGCTAGATGATGACGTTGAGGGTATTGGTTTTAATGACGTTGACATGGATAAACCACCATTTAGCTAGCAATAATAGTTATGACAAATAAAGAAGCCTCCTGCACACAATTGCGCAGCGGGGCTTCTTTATGGTGCTTTTAACTGCCATGATCATAAGCGTCAAAACTAGTGTCTATACACAAGACGTAAAAAGTTGTTCCTGTAATTTTACCAATTACTCGACCTAATTTATTAAGCCGGAAACACCAATATCCGTCCCAGCAGTCCAATTCTCTACCAGATTTCGAAAAATCACTATGCTGTCTAAAACGCATTTCTATGTCCAACCGTTCTAAACCGGTCTCCTTTGGCAAATACAACGTAGTAGTTAAATCCTTTTGAGAGAGAAAATATAACTTTTTCACAAGAGCATTAGTAACGTTTTTATTAATACCTTTAGAGTTCAAATTATATTTTCTCTCTTCTGTAAGAAAAGAAAAATTGAATGCCAGCCTATCCGGCTGAAAGTGCGATCCAACCTTTACTTTATTTTTCTTCTTTTTGAGAGATATATTTTCGTTAGCCATTTTCTACAATATTCTCTTTAAAGTAAGTTCTAATAAGTTCATTGCTAATTGTCGCGCTTTGACTTGTTTTAAGCCATGGCGTTTCTGAATGCGTTTGTTTTACCAATTCGCTAGCAGACATGTCCCCATACGCATCATTTACAGCATTTAGCACAAGAGAGACTTCGCTATTACCCTGCAACTCCTCGTAATCAGCAAGATCATCTTGCGTAATATCACCAGTAATTCCTCGCTTGCCCTTATACGCTGAATGAACCTTTTCAACGGCCGGTCCATATTTCCATGCAATTATTTCGTCACTAAAAAGTGGTTTATCATGCAAAACAAGATAAACTCCTTGCACATAATACAATAATTTCATAACTTTCATTTGAGTAAGCTCTTCGGTGAAATCCTTTAACTTCATATCGGCGTCATTTTTAACTCTAAACCAATTGACAATTTTCAGTACATCAATCATGACATTTACCTCCTTACTCCTATATCCGAACAAAGTATAACATGGATTGCTGAGCGAGTGTCAATATCTAATTTTCATTTATCTGTAATCAGCTGCATTCAAGAAACGATAAGAAGCAACAAGAAGCCATGAAAAAAATATGTGTAATGTACTGTTGTGAGCTGTTGCACCTACGAGCCTTCTAAAAATCACATTACACGAACTATAAAGTGTTTCAAACGTTAATAGTACGTTTTTTCATTAATTAGTCTTTTGAAATAAAAAAGCCCACTCCAAACGGAGTGAGCAGGAAAAATGAAAGAAAGAAAAAAGGGGAGACTTTTCACTTCCTTCTATATAAATTTGTTGATTAAACAAAAGTGTTGAGCTAGAGATTTCGGTGTTGAGCTACTCAACAATCAATGGCACCACCACCTTTCTAAACTGGTCGAAATCGACCAGTTTAAACAGACCTCACAAAAATAGCGGTCTTTACATGATCTGTAATAACCACTATTTCGAGAATGTGCCCCAAGTGCTAGTACGCTTGCCACCACTGTATTCACCACTGACAAGATAGCCAAATTTGTCGCCGCGAGGCTGACGTAGCCAAACATAGCCGTCATGGATAGAGTACGCATCATACTCGATTACGGCACCCTTGTTGAGTAACGCAATGAGTGTTGAGCTAGACTTAGCACCCCAGCGCAAGTTGATGTTTTGAGTCAGCTTGAAATGACCTTTTTCGGCGTACCAGGTGTCACCAACGCTGTCTTTCCAGCTTTTAGCAACACTTGCAGTTTTTGCAACAGTTTCCTTTTTGGAAATAGTTGGTTTAGCAGCTGGTTTCGACGCTGGCTTAGCAGCAGCCTTACTCGGGTTGGCAATCGCATGCCACTGATCTGGTGTCAGATAGAAAATTGACCGATCTAGCTGGCCTTCACTGTCGGTAAATTGCCAAGCAGTAACCACCTTAAACGGCCCGATATTGTAGATAAATTTAGGCACTGACCAGCTGGCCCGTAAGTCGGGATAGCCAGCAAACCATAATGGTGAATATGGCACCAATGCGGCATTTTGCTTAACGCCGTCACTGCCGGTATACAACATAATCCAGACACCAGTTAAATCGTGAATGCGTTTGGCAAATTGGAAACACCATTGAGTATTGCCCCAAGCAGCATTTTGGCCCTTTTCCCAATCCAAAATCAGGATAGCATCACGAACATAGCCCTTAATGTTGTTGTAGAAGTAATTTGCTTCTGACACGGGATTGCCACCCGCGGCATAGTGATAAACGCCTCGCAATTTACCAGCTTTTTTGGCAATCTGATACTTAGCGTCACAAGTCTTGGCAACAAAGCTAGTGCCCTGAGTAGCCTTTACGATAACACCGTCGGCACTATCCATAGCGGCGGTCTGATTAGTTTGATAGTCGGAAATATCAATTACTTTTAAACTCATCATTTGCCCTCCTTATCAGTCACACCAGGGGTGTTAGGGTTAACAACAATGCCCAAAACCGCCAAGAGCACAAAGGCCGCATTAACTACTGCAATCAGTTTTTGAGATAGCCCAGCTACATCAATGGTGTAGCCAAACGCAGCGGCAATTGTCTGTACCAAAAGCAATGCGGCCGGAATCAACGCTACCCAAAACACTTTGTTACTAATTTTAGTTTTCCAATTCATAAGATCACTCCTTATCATTATAATCGTGTCCAAAATACTTGCGAGCCTTGGCCTCTAATTCGTCGTTTAGCCATTTTAGCAGGCCAACTGGAAAGTATTTATCCCAGCCGAGCAAAGCCAAGTTAGCCAGCAACGAATATAGGTTATGGTGCATAAAAGCCAGAGTAATAACGAAAAATAGAAAAGAGCCTGTATGCATAGCATCATCTAAAAGGCTGGCGGCTACGCACATGCCAATGATGATCACATCACGAATCAGGCTGTTGTTTTGATGTGTGCTCTGTCGCTTATTAGCCTTATGGGCCAACTGCGAACCGGCCAACCAATCAAAAAAGATGATCAACACCAGCACCACGATAAACTCATTATGATGCACTTCCCATTCTTCGTGCTGAACCCATGTCGGAATCATCAATGTGACGCTCCCCACCGCACCAACCACCCACGAATGGTCAATTTTCATCTTACTAAGCGTCCCCAACAACTCCGATAAATTCACCCTCAACGCTCCCTCCTCTCCTACATCATGCTGATAAACATGCAAGATACAGCCGCCTCCTTAATTGAACTAAAATAGCGTCTACTCATCAGCAGACGCCGTGGCTGTTTCTTGATATTCTTGCCCAGTAATTTCTTTGTACTGGGCCTCTGTCAGCCCCACACCAACAAAAACTCGGTAGTAATCTGGGTCATTTTGGCCCCAACTCTTAAATAGCTTGCATTGATCGTAAACCGTCATTAGCTAGCACTCCCTTTCGTCAATAAGGCAACCTGTTGAGCCTGCGCCATTACCATTTGCTTGAGCGAGACGTTATCAGCGGCTTGCGCCATAATCATCTGCTGCATTGGGCTCGGTGTCGGGTCAACGATCGGTTTCTGTGTGCCGAGCCAGTCATAGTGCTCAGACCCCGAGGCTTGGCGCCAGGCACCGTCTTCAAATCGCGCATCTAGGTCATAATCGTTTGGCAGTGGCACGTCCGTATACGCTAGTTTACGATCAGTTGGCTTGGCCCACTTGTCGTTTTCCGCCGCGCCAAAAAACAAGTGCGTGTCAGCATCAAAATAATAAAGCATTTAATCCCTCCTTTAAGGTGTCCAACCATTCGGCGCCCACCACATGAAATGAAAATGAAATGGCATAGTTGCCGTTGGGCTTTCGGGCAACGAATCAACGCCGAATGTTGGTGCTGCTCCTGAATAAGTTGTCCAGTTGGCCGTATGATATCCACCATCGCCGATTTCTTGCACAAATGAATTCAAGAATGAGCTAGTTGGCCAAGGCACATTAGCAGGCAGCGAGAACATTGCCTTATGTGTGACCGTGAAGCCCATAATAGATCCAGTACATGTAATCAGATAGTTCTTGCCAACCTTAACGATTCGATATCGTCCAACTTGCGCGACATCTGTGCCAGACCATTTTCCACCATTTAAAAGCGTAATTCCGGCTGTAACCTCACCCGAGTCATACATGTCGGCCTTTAGCGCCAAGGCGTTTGACATGTTGGTGTTAACCCACTGCTGGGTGGCAACTGCTTGATTGTTAGAATAGACGCCGCCAGGTGCCCAGAAAGCACCGTTGGTGTCCAGTCGAAACTCTTTTGCCGCTGTATCATTATTTTGAAAATTGGTAATAATTCTGGTAGCAGAATCAGACGCCATGATAAGAGTTTCATCTTGAACACTAGTAACTGCGGTCAAATTTGAAGGCATTGTTTTACCTACAACATCATTAAGATATGTGAGGGCAGCCTCTCCTGCGCCGACAATTGTTAATCCGCCGCCGGCTCCGTATACAATTGCATCGCCGTTTGCGCCAGAACCAGCTACAGCAACAATTGGACTCTTTTGCCCATTGCCAACGTCAAATTGCGTAATAGCACGTGGTGTCGTATTCTTCACCAAAGTTGTTTGCGGAGCTTGTGTAAAAGTTTGCTTACCGGTAAAGGTTTGATCCGCATTATCAATAATCAGCTTACTCCAAGGTCCCCATTTCATTGGTGAACCGGAGTTTTGGCGCACGAATATATCATTATCCGGCGAAAAATGTGAAAGCCGCTGTAAAACTGTGCCTGTCACCGTACTGCCCGAACTTGTCATGACCTCTAAAATACCATACAGATCTGTACTAACAGCAGGTTTGGCATCAGTGATTGTCACATTTGAAAGCATATACCAACCCTGCGTCATTTTATCATTAACGGTAATGTTTCCTGTTAAGACGCCCAGTTGTCCAATTGCTAAAGTCTTAGCTGTGTTTGCTGTACTTTGTGCGTCACTAGCTGTTGTCTGCGCCGTGGATGCCGCCGATTTATTAGCAGTAATCTGTGACTGTAATCCGGCATCAGCCGAACTTCTGGCGTTAGTTTCAGCCACAACCGCATTATTGCGCGCTGTGGACTCAGCAGTAACTGCCGCCTTAGCACTAGCGGCTGCCGAGTTTGCCGCCGTGGTACCAACACCAGCGGCACTAGTTGCTGCACTTGCAGCGTAAGACTTGGCCGCAGTGCTGTTAGCCGCAATTGCTGCGGCATTAGCTGCTACGCTTGAAGCCAGCGACACGTCTGCTGCTGATCGTGCAGCGACCTCGGTTGTATCAGCTTTAGTTCTAGCCGCCGCTTCTGCCACGGTCGCTGAATTAGCCGCTGTTGAATTAGCATTGATTGCGGCCGCCATTGAAGCAGCGGAACTGTTGGCCGCAGACGAATATGTGTTAAATACTGACTTGTTATTAGTAATTTGCGTTGCTAACGAAGCAGCTGCTGAGCTTGCCGCAGTGCTATTCGTCGTGTCTGCCGCCGCTCTCGCCTTAACCTCAGCAGCTAAAGAAGCACTCGCAACACTATCTGCGGCGCTACGAGCCGCTACCTCATCAGTATTAGCGGCAGTAGCAGCGGAACTCGCCGCTGCCACTTTAGAATCCGTGTACGAATTAGCTGCTACACCTGTATCTTTACCAACCTTGTCCGTATAATCGTGCAGTCGATTGTAGTCATCAACCGTTAAGGTGCCAGCGCTATCGACTGTAATGTCCACATGATCGGTATTCGCAATCTTAAAACTGCAATTGACCTGTAAGTTAACAGCTTCGTTGCCGTCATAGGCGTTCATATACTGGGCCTGATTAGCCTTTAATGCTGCAAAAAGGTGGTCTTTACCGTCAACCGTCGCCAGAATCAAAATGGTATTGAGCTGATAGTCAGCCTTAACGTTGCTACCGTCTAGCACCAACTCGGTGGCGATTGTCGTTTTATCTTTACGTGTCACATTACTGACGTGACCGTCCTGATTGTGGCTGGCGCCAGTGATCGTTGTATCATCAAGCGTAGCCAGTTGGCCGGCGGTATAAACTGTGCTGGACCCAATCACGCGCAAAAATTGCATTTTGGTGTTGTTAACAATGGCCTGATTAATTAAATCAGTACCAACTGTTGTCACAGCACCTTGAAATTTATTAGACACTCAATCTACTCCTTTCTATTCAAACGGAACGCTATTGCGGTAGATAATGGCCGAATTACTGGCTACAACTGTCTTAACGACAATACCGGCAACGTCGATAAATTGAAAATAATCAATTCTGACGCCAGCAGCTACCACACTTTCAATCCGCCTGATCAAGTAATTTTGTTCCCATTCCGTGCTGGCAATTTCCAGCGGAATATTGGTAATCCTAATTGCTAACGGCTCTTTTGACATGTCCAATTTGCCACCAAGCGGGTGGCGTAATGACTCAACTTTAATGCCGTTAACGTCAACCCCCAGCGAGCTTTGTACCGTCCGCAAAACGCCGTCTACCGTAGCATCACCTGCCCGAATGATAATCTTTGACTTGATCATCACGCGATAAAAAGCGTCATCAGCCTGACCACGTTGCTCACCGTATTTAAGCCCGAGAGCGTCCAAAGCCTTACCATTCGCGTTGTCTACGCTCCGAAAAGCGTCAACCGTGTGGTAGAGGTCGCTCACGTCTTGTAACGAATCGGTAAAGAATCGAATCAGTTTACGAATGTTGGTGCCATACTGGGCCGCAATTGACCCAGGAAACTTTTTGACCATGTCATCAAATAAGCTCATGCGACCACCACCGCATCTGTTGTGATCGTTGCCCGTTGAATGTCAGTCAGCGGAATATCAGCTGCCGCTAAGCTATCTTTAACCGTGCCAATTTTGACATCAGCAACGTCTAAGCCGGTAATGTTGTCATACAGATATTTGTACAAGTATGAGTAATGGATTGTGCCGCCCATACCAACTGATCGTACATAATCGACCACGGCTTGCTGAATCTGTGCGTTGCCGTCCAACGGAAATGCTTCATTTGTGGTAGCTGCCACGCTGGCAAAAATCTGAATCGCTGTCGGCTGATCGTAGTAAACACTGTGCGTACTACCACCCATATCTTTGACATAAACCTCGATTGAGCCATAGGTTTGAATACCTGCGGCAATCGAGTCAAAAATAGCGGCGCCAATATCATCTTGGTTGCCGCCATCTACGTATATATGGAGTGTCTTGGCTGGATTACCCGAAGCATCTGTTTCCATGGTGTCGTTGACGACGATCTTAGCTGAGCTAACGCCAACCACATCACGTACCGCTGACATAACCCCGTTGTATGGACTGGATGGTGCTTCCTGGCTGGCCTGCTCTAACCGATCGCGCAAGGCGTCATCATCTTCCAGGTCAGCACCACCAGTGATTTTACCGACCTCAACCAACAGCACTTCTTCAACTGGCATCAATTGCTGGGCGATATAATCACCAATCACACCAGGCTTGTTGTAATTACTGCCTGTGCCGTTGGCATACAAGACCGTACTGGTACCCAGCCCGATATTTTTGTCATTGTATTGTAAGACGCCTTGACCCAAATCGCCAGTATCAATTGACGTTTTGCCTTGGTCGGTTAGGATAATGTCCTCACTGGTCACATAAATCAGGCCATCATCAGTCTGAAATAGTGTGCCAGCTGGTACCACATACCCAGCAACGCCATAAACTTGTACCTCACCGATCGCCGCTTGTGGTGCTTGCCGTACCAAACCGAGGTTAGCGGCTAGTTGATCGAGTGTGGTTCCTGTGGCCGAATCAGCAAACTGGGACTGATATACTAGCTCGGCCAGTTGATAAATCTGATTGAGGAAAAAAGCAAGAACGCGAATGAAAATACCACCCACCGAATTAGGTGCTACGTTAGCATTCTCACCAAATAGTTCTTGCCATTTTTGTGTTAAAGCCTGAATCAATTCGTCATAAGTTGGTCGTGTAAATCCATTTTCATCAAGCACCGATTGCCACCTCCATTCCGGTTTGAATTGTTTTGTCGATTGTAAAAGAGATTGTCGCGTTTAGATGACGTGATAGATGGTCAAGCTCTAAGTTGACTTCTCCCACTGCTGTAACTCGTGGGTCTTCGAGCAAAGCGTCTGTAATGGCCCCTGCGGCATAGAGTTCCTTGTAAGAGTCGCCAATCAGATAGTCCCAATCAAGCCCCATTTCAGCATCAGCAAAAAACTCGCCTTTACGGGTCCGCAGGGTCAGCGCAATGTTCTGTTTGACTTCCTCAACGTCCGAAACGACTGCAATGTCAGCGTCCTCAATTGCTAAATCTCCGCTACTATCCAGTTTTAAATCAATCAAATTAATACACCTCGATTACAAAAGCATCATTGACGCTATGTGTCCGATCACTAGCTAAATAGTAGTCTCGGTTACTGCCATCCCAGTTTTCCGTTGATCGGTCTATAAATGTGACCACCACAACGTCACCGATTTTCAATTCATCTCGCAACAACCGGCCGACGTGGACGTTTATTAGTAGCCCTCGCTTATTCCCAGATTGGGTTCTGGCCAATGGCTGTACATCAACTTTTGAGTGGTCCTTATTTTCAAATCTCGTCACGCGGCAAAGCTGTGCCACATTGGTGACAATGCCAAAATTGCGCATAAGCATTTTAATGAATCGAACATCTTGATCGCGTTTGCTCATGATTTTTGCACCGCCTCAATGCTGGTCGTCGGTTGCTCGCCATCAAAACTGTGCTCGCCGCTGATTACCATCACGCCTTGATTGACGTACTGGGTTTTGAGGTGCACATAGGCAAAAGTGGTTAGATGATAATTTAAAATGCTGTTGGCCGACCAGGCAAAGGCCCCTAATCCGTCGTCGTCGTCATAGTCGGTCCAATCGTCGTCACGGTCCTCACGTGTTGGGCTTTCCAGTAGGCCGGTGTTATAGCCAAGCTCGAACGAGTCAGCACCATTACCGTCATAGACGTACCGTAACGTTAATTGACCTCTCAAATAAAATAGGCTGGTCTTACAATCATCCGCAATCTCGCTTAGTACATCAAACGGGTGATCATCAGCCGTATAGCCGTCATCATAACGTTTATTGTCTTTGAGTGAGATATAGGTCAGATTGATACCAGCCTTACTAGCAACTGATTTAATGATGTCACTGGCATAAGCACCCTTACCAAATGTCAAGTTAACCTTTTTCATTTTGGTGTAATCCTGGCCTTCCAAGACCCGCAACACATAGGCCGTGTCGGCGTCCTCTAAGTACGGGATTGTTGTGCGGTAGATCGTGCCTGACATCAGCAGGCCAACATCTCCGGCATAGCCAGCATATAGAGAAACCTTGTTTCCCTTTTTGATGCGGTTAAAATCGGTCGGATTCATGTTATAAACCGTGATTTCACTGATATTCTTCTCGGCTTCGTTTGAAAATGGCACTGTAAAATGGATTTCCAGCCAGTTAGACGTCTTATTGTACTCATAAATCAATTGACCGCTATCGGTATCAACAACGACCTTGATGTAAAACTTGTACTGCGGTTTGCTCGCCATTTTCTCACCTCCTAAACCGTCTCATCAACCAAAGTATCAATGTACAAAAATACCGTGATACCAAAATTAGCCTTGGCCACAGTGCTCTCCTTACCAGATTCATCCATCGGGATAAGGTCAACAGCTGGGACTCGCGGGTCAACCGATCGGCGCCAGACACGTTTGCCGTATACCAGTTTTTCGCCCATAATAATTGGCTGAAACTCTGCATCATACAGGTCAATCGTGTAAAAATCGCCGATCTCGTTGTAATTAATGCCGATATAAACGTCGTCATTGCCAAATGTGGTTTCAAACACAAACGGCGCGTCATAATCTAATTCAAATTTCGAGCGGATAGCCATTAAGCAACCCTCGCTTTCACACCAATCGGAATACGCCGGTCAGGCCATTTATTCCAATTTCGCAGTGTCTGGATAGGCGTGCCATACTTTTGCCACCAACCCCAGTAGGTGTTGCCGGCCACAACCGTGACGTACTTGCCAGGGCTTTTTGGCTTGGTTGGCGCCTTAGCACCAACATGTTTCGCTTTGACGAAACTGGTATTAGCAATCCGAATATTGGTCAATGAGATACTAAACTTAACAGCGTTTGAATAGCCGCCCTCATCATACGTTTTCTCAAGGTGAGAAATAATCAAGTTTGGGTGGTGAATCGCACCGTTGTAGCTTAAAATCACGCCTTGTTCCTGCCACGTTAATAGTTGTGTAAATTTGTTATCAACCAGATGCTGATTGCCAGCCATGATTTTGCCTTCAAAATCCCACGTTTTGCTCTCCCGCTGTGTGTGGTCAATCATGGGCTGACCACGTTGTACGGGGTGCTGAGCAATGATGTTGTCAATCATTTCATGCTCGGACTCGACAAACAGCTCTAACTTCGTTTTGCCGTCACTTAATACACCCATCTCTATGCCTCCAATGTTGGAAAAATTTGTTGCCATTTCTCACCGATAGCATTAGCAATCTTGTTCGCCAACTTAGTTGGGTCCCCGTTGCCTTCGCTACCACCAGAAATGTTGATTGTGATATTAAATACCGGCTTCATACTGCCACCGGATTTGTGCTGCTTCTTTGGCCGCTCGGTAGTTCCACTGCTTGCCATGTTGCTTTGGGCGGATGGTGTACCACGTTTAAGCCGCGGATACTTCTTTTTCGTGTCAGTGGCATTCAGTACTTGCGTACCTTCTGGCAGCGACACGTGAAGATTACGCTGTGCAGGGAAAACACCAACTAAACCGTTTGGCAATTTAAACGCTTCACGATAATTGGCACCCTGCTGATCGTTAACAACGTACATGCCGGCTTTGACCCCACCGTTATTGGCCCAAGTAGGTGTCCCGCCAGCCAAATGGTCAAATGCAGCAGGTGCGCCAGGTGATCCAGTTGCAATCTTGCCGGCGCCTTTACCCTTGACATTTACCGTTAAGGTGATTGTCTTGGATTTCAAGGCAGCGATAGCACTTTGTAATGCGTTGACCTTGCCGACTGCACTTGAGGCAGCGGCCCCAATCTTGCTCATTGACGCAGCAATCCGACTAACTGCTGCTTGTGCCGTGCTGGCCATTTTGTTAAATGCTGACTGCATTGTTGAGGTGGCCTTAGCCAACCCCGATTTAATCGCCGCAGACACTGCATTCATGCCGCTTGTAACGGCGGATTTTGTTTGATTCATGCCAGACTTAGCAGCACTAGACAACTTATCAAACTGCGACCGTGCACTGCTGGCTACGTTGCTTAATCCAGATTTGACCGCACTAGAAATAGCCCGTGCGCCAGATGAGGCGGCGGACTTTGCTTGGTTCATGCTCGATCGTACTGAGCTGGCTAGCTTGGACATAGCCGATTTAGCTGAGCTGCTGACCTTGGACAGGCCCGACTTGACTGCTGTTGCAATGCCACGCGCACCAGATGAGGCCGCACTTTTAGCTTTGCTCATGGCCGATTTAACGCTACTGGCTAGTTTGGACATACTAGATTTTGCAGATGTGCCGACATTTTTAAGACCGGATTTAACTGCCGTTGAGATGCCTTTGGCACCTGACTTAGCCGCTGATTTGGCTTTAGTCATCCCAGACTTAACGTCCTTCGATAACGATTTAAAAGCTGTCTTACCAGCCTTGCCAACATTCTTGAGACCCGATTTGACCGCCGTGGCAATTCCTTTTGATCCAGACTTAGCCGCTGATTTAGCCGACTTCATGCCGGATTTAACATCCTTGGTTAAGCTCTTAAAGGCCGTCTTACCGGTTTTGCCAACATTTTTGAGGCCAGATTTAACTGACTTCGCAATACCTTTAACACCGGATTTGGCAGCTTTTTGAGCTGTCTTCATGCCGGACTTAACTGATTTAGACAAAGCCTTAAAAGATGACTTGCCGGTTTTTCCGACATTCTTCAACCCTGACTTAAGCGATTTAGCTATGCTCTTAGTACCGGATTTAGCAGCCTTAGCGGCACTCTTCATCCCTGACTTAACGCCTTTACCAAACTTTTTAAAGGCTGACTGAGCAGACTTGTTCATGTTTTTAAATGCCGACTTCTGATCTTTAGCCATAGACTTAAGCGCTGACTTTTGTCCTTTGGTTTGAGACTTCAAAGCCTTCTTTAAATCGCTGCTCTGGTTCTTCATGGATTTGAGTGTTTCTTTAGCCGCATCTTTTTGAGCTTTAACTGAGTCTTTGGCAGCCTTTTTAGCGGCTTTGGAATGCCCTTTGTAAGCCTCTTTACCAGCCTTTTTAATCTTTTCAGACGCTTCTTTAGCAGACTTCGCCTCAGATTTATGCGCCTTGGATGATTCTTTGGCAGATTTTTTAGCTTTAGAAACGGACTTATTCCCTAATGAAACGCTGTCCTTATCCGCCTTATTAGCCTTTTTGCTTGCCGAGGTTGATTTTTTCTTATCAGCACTCAATTTACGTTGTGCCTTGGTCAACGCGTCATAATTGTTGGTTGCTTTTGCCAACTTTTTAGCATTACTTACTGCCTTTTGATCAGCAGTCACACGTTTCTGAGCACTAGCCGCAGACTTCGCATAATACTTAGCGGTATCTTTAGCGGCCTTAGCTGCATTCTTTTGATAGCTAGCATAGTTGCCGTTATTCAAATCTTGTTCGGCCTGGGCAGCGGAACGTTGAGCGCTCTTACTTTTGATTGAGCTAGCCTGACCTAATGCCCGGATTTGAGTATTAGCTTGAGCGGTATTCTTGGCGCCTTTATTTTGCACAATCTGTTTTGCCATGGCGGCTTGTTGTACGGTAGCTTGTGCTTCTTGCTGGTATGAACTAACTGATCGCGTCTTTTTTGGCTTACTGCCGCCAAATAGACCACCGATTTTGCTACCAAGCCAGTTGCCAGCTACACCACCGGCAACACTACCGCCGACTGTTCCTAGAGGCCCAAGCAATGAGCCAAGCATACCGCCGGCAATACCGCCAATCGTTGAGCCGGCTGCGCCGCCGACTTTTTGATGGCGTGCCAGTGAGCCTTTTTGAGTTGTCATAAAAGCACTGGCGACGTCTGCCGCACCCAAAACTGCTTGTAGTGGCCCACCTGTTTTACCAAATAATTTGCCGGCTTTACCAAAACTAGCGCCAATTTTTCCAATAAAAGAGCCACCAATTTTGGTGGCAATTCCTTGTAATCCTGAGGCGCCTTTCATAATTACATTTCCGACTTTGCCCATAAGGCCGGACTTTTCGGACATAATCGCGCCTTTGTCAAACATTTTCGTTAGCATACTGGCGTTTTTAAGCGCACCAGCCGCTGTAATTTCGAGGCCTGAGCCTAATACATTTTTATCCAGCATTGATGGCAACTGTGCACGAGTAAGTGCAGCTTCCTCAGCCGCTTTACTGCCAAATGCACTTGTTGGGTCTTTGCTAGCCCCCGCCATTTTGTTAGCAGCAGATTGCATAGTGTTGGCGGCGGACATCATCTTACTGCCGGCCGTATCTTGCTTAGGCTTAACGCCGGTAAGTTTGCTGATAACGTTACTTAAAAATCCGCCAACGACTGGCAATCTGCCGATTAATCGAGTGATTGGTGATACCAGTCCTTCTACAACTCGTCCCATTGCTGGGATTTTGGACAATCCCCGCAGTGCCAGACCAACAGCGGCAATCTTACCAACTACCTGCCCAATCCCATCAAGTGAGCCTTTCGGCATGATCGATGAGATTTTAGAGGCCACGCCTTTGATCATGCCGTACGCGGATTTAACACCACTAGCAATTCCTTTAACTTCGTGTACAAACCCTGTGGCAAAACCGCCACTAAAGGATTTAAGCGCGGGTGCAATAGATTTAGCCAAGCCTTCTAATCCAGGACCGGCGCTATCTAGCAGGTCCTTGAAAATCGGCGCAATACCTTTGCCAATCTTCTGGATTGCAGGCGCAACTGCGCTACCGAGTACCTTAGCCGCACCAACACCTGCCTTGCCAATCTTGCCAATACCGACCGCTAAATCGCTGAGTCTATTGGCAGATTTGTTAGCTATGCTTAATATTTTGTCATCATCTGTAAAAAATCCAGATAATTTACTAAGTAGGCCGCCTTTACCGCCAAATGCTTTGTTAACACGATTAGCAAACTGCGTCTCAAATTGATCCATACCTGAATCAATAGCGGATTTTCCGGCACGCATCATCCCACTTAGCGTTCTGTTAGTTCTGTTTGATGCATTCTTGAGACCGCCACTATTTCCGTATTTATCCAACCCTTTATAAGCTGTTTCGGCATCAACTTTGGCCCAGTCATAGCCACCCATTTTGTTTTTTTCTAGCTCGTGACCGGTTTTCTCTTTATACGCTTTTCGGATTGCACGAGTCATCTTACCGTCAACGAGGTTCAAACTTCTAGCGATAGTGCCGCTCATCTTACCCGTATCACCAATGTTACCAACGGCCGTTCGTAAGCTTTCCATATCACGGGTCTTAAGATTATTTGCATCTTGAATGTTAAACATACTTCTAACTAAAGAGTTAGTCCTTTTAAGATTTCCTGAATAAGACCCTGCGTCAGATGAATACACTTGTTTTGCCATGGCGTTGGCTTCGCTGAAATCATTTCCTGCTCGAATAGCTGTACCCATGAGAAGTTTGTTAGCTGCGGCAGATTGCTTCGTTAACTGTTTTCCAGTGACATTGGGGTGAGCATCTTCGATAGACGTTGCCCACATAGCTTCGCCTCGTTGTCGCTCTTTGATATGCTCAAACCCACCTTTAAAAAGCGATTTGACGCCCTCTTGAGCTGACATCACGGCACTCATGCCGAGCTGGCCAACGGAAAACATAGCGAGTGAGTCTTTTAGAGCCGACCCGATCTTGCTGGTATGTGTTGCTGTCTTAGCAGCGGCCGCTTCTTGCTTAGTCCATGCCGCGCCTGCTCGCTGTGCCTGTACGGCTTGTTCCTGATAAGCGGCTGACTTGCGACTTTGGCTAGAATTCGCCTTGCTCTCAGCTTCAGCCATCTTAGTGGCGGCTTCGGCGGCTTTTTCCTCACTGCTAGCTACTTCTCTAGAGCTGTTAGACAGCCCTTCGGACGAGCTTTTAGCCTTACTCAACTCGCTGGTCAGTTTGTTGACGGCTGAAACAGCCTTGTCCATGCTCTCGGCCAGTTTGTTAGCGCCAGTCAACTCGCCCATAGCAGCCTTGATTTTTTCAGCATTACCGACTAACTTCTCGGCGGCAGAATTGGCCTTGTTTAGCCCCTCAACTAGCGAGCTACCAATCTTAACGCCTTCAAATGCAGACTTGATTCGGTCGGCGCTTTCAACCAGCTTATTGGCGCTTTCGCTGGCCTTGGTCAGCTCTGCCGCCATCTTACCGCCGAAGCTGGCCTTACCTAGTCCGCTAGCCGCTGATTTGAGCTTGTCGAATGCCTCAGATGCCCGCACAAGATCGTCAACACCACTGACGTTAATCTTAGCCGAAATCGTGGTTTCGTTAGCCACTACCAATCACCTCCCGAGTCGTCATAACTTGGTTGCATTAGGTCAAACTTTCGCTTAGCAACTTCATTCAAGATGTCAATTTCTTCTTGATCAGCAACGTCCATTTCTGCCCGGGTGGCGATTCCCATCATAACTGGATTCCAGTACCACGCCATGTCATCAACTTGCTTCTTGATAATCAGTTCTGGTTTAGATTCCCTGTGCTTTGACAAGAAACGTGTCAACTTTGTCCATAACCTGAGCCAGCCCGGGACGGTCGTTAAATGAGTCGATTGTTAACCCGGCAGGCGAAACAACAACGTATTTCAAGTAGGCATCATATAGTTTTGACGTGCTCCGACCAGCGTCATCAATCATGTCGTATAATTCGCGCATCCCTGGGAATTGTACTTCGTAAGGCCATTCATAGCCGTTCTTGTCGGTGTACACAAAACTATCGTGCTTTCTGAGTAATTCCAGTTTGACCGGGACAGGTGAAGGGTTTCCAGCCGGTGTTTCTGGCGTTGGTGTATCTGTTGGAGTTAGCACTTGTGCCGTCTGTGATACTGGTGTAGTTGTGTCTGGAGCTGCTACTTGTGCTGTTTGAGTTTCTGGTGTATTTAATTCGGTCATGTTAGACCCTCCTAATTTTTTGTAAGTGTTGATTTGGTCCATAAACAGAAAAAGAGGGAGCAAGGGATTTGAACCCTCACTCCCTCCGAAAATCCGTGCTATTTAACTTCTGTGACCATGCTTAGCAATTCGATTGTGTAAGCACGCTTAGGCGTATCTTTGCCGAACGCCACTGGTGCTGGCTTGCTGACAAACGCTTGAGCCGCAGTAATTTTTTCCAGATCGGAATCACAAACAAACGGCACACATTTGTGGCTATTAGCCAGGTCATTAAGAAAAGCAATATCCGACGAGTTACCGGACATATTGACCGTTGCGTCTGCCAACTTATTATTGTTGATTGCAACGCTAGCTTCGCCTTGTGCGTCAACCGCAGTAGTGATATTGGCCTCTTTTTGCTGAATCGAAATCATATCGCCAGTTTGGAATCGAGTTAGCACTCGACCGTCAAGTGAGATATGGACGCTTTTAGCGTCATATAGTTTAAGATCATCTGTCGCTGCCATCTATCATTGGCCTCCTTTACATTGAAACCGTGCCGTGCACGGTAATTGAATGAATAGCGCCTGCTCGTGTATAAGCAAATGAGGCACCGCCATAATGACGAGTTGCGATATCATCAGCCGAAACTTGTTCGCGTGGTAATGTCGTAACGTTGTACGTGCCCTTGCCAGAGCCATCATCTAAAATGATGCCGTTAGTAGTCGCTTGCATTAAGACGTTGGTAATAGTCGCGTCGATTTGCGCAATACCGTTAACGTCGTAGCCTAACTTAGCTGTGGTTGTTAATAGCTTTTGCAGATCAGTCTCAATGCTGGCTTTGACCCAGTCATCCCCGTGTAAGGCGTCGATAAACTCGCCTGAAACGGTAAAGCCTTCGGTTGTTTGATCAATACCCGCCTTGGTCACGTAAGTAAAAATGTGATTCTTATGCAACGTGCCAACTTGTGCAACGCTCAAATCACATGGCTTTAAGCCAACTAACGTCTTAAATTTCCAAGTGACTGACCCAACAGTTTGGTTACCCAAGGCACCAATCAGAGACCCGATACCAGTGGCAGCTTCCTTATCGTCGGCGCCATAGGCGAACAAGATAGTCCGATCGTTGCCAAAATAAGTTTGCGTCGTTGTTGCGGCAGCATTGACCGTTTCGGCGGTTGCTGGTAAGCCGAAGATTGCAAAACGTTCTGACTTGGCCTCAATGTAGTTTGCTAAGGTCAATTGGTCATTTGAGTCTTCAACTGAGTCAACAACTGTTGCAAATTCCCACGCATCAGTGTAGTAAGCATCTAAGGCCTCTTGCATATCAACGTAGTCAATGACTAGCAGTTGCTTAGAGTGCCCCGTTTGTGCAAAATAGCCTGTCGCAATGGCCTGGATTTGTTCACTATCTTCACCAGACTGAACATCTTCCAAAGCTGTATAGGACTTCTTAGACATCTCAGTGCCGTGCACAAAAATAGCCAGGACGCCAAGATTAACTGGCACCGCTGGCTGTAATACGTTGAGCACAACATTAACGTCGCTCAAAACATCATCCATTTATCAATTCGCTCCTTTGCTTGTAAAATCAACTTCTGTGATCGTGTCCATATCCTCATCAGCAAACGGACTGTGTAACCGTAGCATCACGTCAAAGCCCACCATAGCCGCCACAGACGCCGTTTCTTGAATGTAACGAATATTCGTAGCCATTCTTTCGACAACCACCACATCGGCGGCTTGCAGGGCGATTAGCACGTGCTGAGTGTTCAGCATGTCACGCCACTTCTGAGCAAGATTCAAGGCCTCGACTTTCGATTTGGCGTATACCGTAAACGACACTGCCGCTTCGAAAGCGTTAGACTCATCATTTTCATACTCGTTGATCGGGATATTTGGACTGATCACATCAAATGCAATATACGGCGCCGGTGGTGGGCTACCGTTGCTGTTTAGCTCGATCATGGTTAAACCCATATACTGGGTCACCAAATCGCTAAACGTTTTGTAAAGCGTGCTCCAGTCATAACTCGCCATTTTGCTGATTCTCCTCTGCTTCGAGATAGTAAATAGACACATTTGAGTAGTTTTTCAAATCCTTGATATACCGGACTAAGTACCGTTTACCACGGTGTTCAACTACTGTATCAATCGGATAATCGCCTTTTGAAATCCAAACGAGTTCATAGCGGATTTCCACACCAGTCTCTCGGATTAATGCATTGAGTGAGTACAACCCTACTCGCGAGTTAGGTACAACTGGCTCTTTCAGGCGTACAGGTTCGGCCTGCACCGGCTCTTGCCAAGCACCGTCCACCCATTTACCTGGTTCTTTTGGCTCTGGTGGGTAAACAGTCACGTCAACGGCAAAAGTAGCGAGTAACGAGGTTAAATCAAGATAAAATGCCATGACCTACTCCTTTCTGAAAGAAACAGCACCGTACATACCGCCAGTATCAACCAACGGTTTAGAGCTGCCCTTACGCTGGATGGTGGCTGGTGCCAATGGTGCGAATCCACCGCCATCAATCGTGGCGTGAATATCATCAACCATTTTCTTGCCTAATTCAGGCATAAAATTAGCACCGCCACCCTCTAGCAGAGCAACGATTTTGGGCCCAACAAAAGCCGACCACGAAGCCGATTTTTGATAGAGTGTATTGCGCAAAAAAGGACGTGCCGGAATACCCCGAGACGTCCCATATTCTTGCCACATGGCCTTCTTTTGCGCAAAGCCGCCGAATAATCCAGCGGTCACCTTTTTACCGTCAATCTCTTTCAGGCGGTTGATCATGCCGTCAAAGTCGATATTACCCTCGATTGAGGTCTCAAAGCCAATTTCCACACGATCATCCCCTAATAAAATTTGACAGTAGTGGCGCCATTGCCCAAGTCATCTTTGAGCCGCAAGTACTCGGCTAAGTAGTCATCCGAGCCGCCACAATCAAAGAAATCCTGCTCCAGGACGTCGGCCTTTTGCTTAGACACGTTGTTATTTTGATTGTTGGCCATTGCCGCAAAGTGAGTGGCTAGCCAGCCAGTCGCGATCGTCAAAACACGGTCTTTAAAGCCGTCAGCCGTTGCCTGCATAAAAGCATCTAGAGCGTACTCTTTGACATCATCATCTGACACGAGGTCAGCAGTAATTTGTGGGGCGTTACGACGCACTCGCTTGATCATGGCCGTTAACTCATCATCATCCATCAGAGCCACCTCCTAGGACACCTCAATATCAAACGTGATTGTCCGTCCTGGCTTGAGTGTGAAGCCAGAAATGTTATTGACGTAGCGTAACCATCCGACAGATACACCGTGGGCAGTTGCTACCTTGGCAATATCATCACCAGGCTGAACAACGTACTTTTCAGGCTGTTGTGGTTCTGGCTCGTCAATTGTGACATGAGCTGTCGCTGTGATACCGCCGTCTGTGGTCGTAAATTGCACGTCAAAGCTACCAGTTGCACCGATAGCTACGGTTACAGCACCGTCCTCAACGATTGCTAGGCTGGTGTCTGATACTGACCACGTACCGCTTGTGTCCTTTGCGTCAGCCGGTGTTACCGTTTGAGTAAACTTAATCGTCGAACCAGCAGTCATGTGCACATCTGACTGGTCCAGTGTTGCGCCAGTCACATGGACGACCGGAACTGTTAAGGCGAGTAAATCGTCAACAGTCACTGCACCTGTGTGATCAATCCCTTTGGCATCTAACCAAGAGGCGATTTGAGCGATAGAGTTGGATTTGGTTGGGGTTACCAACTTATCCAATACCACTGCCGCGCTCCAGGCGGTACCTTTAACCGTGGTATCAGCATTGAGCGATTGAGCCTTAGCAATGTCATCAGCTCCCGTCCCGGTCTGACCATACGCCTGAACGTAGAAATAGAGGCCGTCAGCGTCTGTGTGTTTTGGCACGTCAGCAGCCGCTAACGTCCAAGCCGTTGTCTCGGTGTAGCCCATGTAAATGGCCTTTTTAGGGTCGCTAACATTGGCATCACCATAATGGACAACATAAGCCTTAGCATTAGTTGCTGCATCCCATGACAGTTTGACACCACCATCTGCATTGATTACACCGACCACATTAGTCGGCACTATTAAATCTGTTGCCATCTAGCTATCCCTCCTTAATCCGCTGGTACTAACGCTAGCAAGTCGGCCTTAACGGTCTTACCCGTATGGTCGATACTGTGAGCGTCCAGCCATGCAGTAATATCAGCCACCGTATTGGCGTCAGTTGGCTTAGTGTCGCCAGCTGGGTCAAAAGTAGATGCTGCACCTTCCGCGCTAGTCGGGTCACCACCACTGGATTCATCACCGGTTTGTGCTGGTTCTTGACTAGATGCAGGCGCCGCAGAGCTTTCAGCCCCAGAGTCAGCCGGTGCCCCAGAATCAGGATCAGCAGCCGAGCTAGCCGCACCAGATTCTGGCGCAGCTGAACTATTTGAGCCGCCACCGTTGTTAGGTGGCGTTACGCTTTTGGGTTGAAAGCGTCCAAAACGTATACTGAGTCGATTTTTTCATAAGTAATCGTGTATCGTTGTGATACCTTGATTTCGCGCGTTACTGGGTCAGCGTGTGGCATAACTGTCACGGCTACGCCATTACCAGCTAACGACACATCTGCAACTTTACTCAATTTAAGGTCGGCTTCTTCGGGTGTTGGTGATGATACGGTTCTGCCTAAAGTTTCGCCTGGCATAAATACAACTTTTCCGTCGGGAATAAATTTATGCGCACCAGTAGCATCAGTCCAGCCCTTTGTATAGACCTCAACCGACAAACCGAATTCATCAGATAAGTAGGCCAACATATCCTTCTTAGATAATGCAATTGAGCCAATGTTACCGGTGTTAGCAAGTGTAGTTGCTTTGATTTGTTCATCCCGAAGTAAAGCATGAAATGTTGCCCGGTTCATTAGCATCCGAGTTAACGTAACGTTCTGTTCGTCGCCAATCAAATCAATCGCTTTTTCAATATCTTCAACAGGATTAGAGTCATCTTCACCCCACTTACCAATCGCTTGGGCCTGGTGATTGTCTTTCATGAAATAATCATCATGATAGTCTTGACCGTTGCCGGTAATAGCATACTTACCAGTTAGCAGTACTTGCATACGTTGAATTTCCCGAGTCAACATAGCGCCATCAAATAACTGATCGGAATCATTAAAGATTTTTTCCATGACGATATCCCGACGTGCAGTATCATATGAATGCTCTAAACGGGCTAAATCCTGCCGTAGTTTTTCATCAATTAAATGTGATTCCTTAAAGAAATTCGTATAAGTTGAAAGCCGTTCTAAGCCTTGACGATCACGCACAATAGCCTGAGCATCTAAAGCGGATGGTTGTAACGGTTTAACCGCGCGAGATTGGCCACGATAAAACTGGATATAGTCTACGTCTTGGCTGTCATCAGGAAAAAGAGTTTCACCAATGAATGGGGTGCGGTCTTGTTGAAGTTGCACCCAGTGACTAGCAGCATTTGCGCTAGTCAGTTCGTCAAACATGCTTACTTCTGCCATTTAATATTTCACTCCTTTAGTTTCGCTTGAAAAATACGACACGATTAGCTAATGCTGTTCGAGTTTCGTCGGTGATGGCGACGCCATCAGGTAAACGATTTTCGTTGATATAGCCATTAATGACTAATGTGCCATTGCCTTGGCCAGCCGTAACGTCCACTTCGTGTTCAAGTACGCCTTGCGCTGTACCATCAGCGACAACCTTCAATACTGCTTGTTCGTCGGCTAACGTGGACGTTTCACCGCCAACCGGAGTTCCGGCCGGAATCACTTTGTGTCCGAACGAGTCAGCTGTAACGCCTTCGTCGCTCACCAAGACGCCAAGGGCTACTTTGTTGGCGACAAACCCTAAAACTTGTTTAGTGGCGCCAAACGTTTCTACTTTTGCCATGTTTTAATTCCTCCTAATTTTGGAAGTACGGACTTTTCCGCTTAGTATTTTGCAATGACGTTTTAGCCAAACGAGCACCATACGAGCCGCGGTCGTTAACAATTTCGTCACCATCTCGATGTAATGGGTCACCTTTAAGCAAGTCGGCCTTGATTTCCTCACGAACGCGATTAGCAAAATCAATCAATTGAGTGACATTTGCTTTTGTCGTTTCAGCATCAGCGGCTGTAATGAGCTCAATATCGGCAGCTGTCGCCGGCACTTTAGCTTCTTCCAACAGTTGACGAGCGGTGCCTTGCAACTGGTATTGGGCCAATTCGTTTTGGGCTTTTTGTGCCTCTTGTTGAGCTTTCTCAAGTTCGTACTGTGACTTTTCGTCTTCGTCCATCTTCTTGAGCTTTTCAGCTTCTGTTCGTTTTTGTTCGGCTTCTGCTTCCCAACGAGCGCGTTTTTGATTGATGATTTTATCAACCTCGGCGTCTGTGTACTTTTTAGCCGGTTCAGGCGGGTCGGTTTTGTCGTCATCAGGCTTTTGAGTATCCGCTGAATCAGTGCCACCTTCTGGCGGGTCGGTTAGTTCAGCAAAAAACTGGAGTCGCATAGGCAAAAACGGCTTTTTGAGTGGTGTCTGCATTGCAAAATTAAGCTTGTTTTCCATGTGTCATACATCCTTTCCATAGCTTTTAAAGTGAGTCCATGCCTGCACGTCCGTAGCTTTTAACGACCTCCACGCCTGGTCAAAATAAAAAAGTGCATAAAAAATAGCGCCCACCAGGATTGGCAGACGCTATTAAATTTTCCCAAACAAATAGCACTCAGCCGTTAGCTAAGTGCTATTGATTATTAAAAACTAGAATTTCATTCCTAATTCCTTGGCGCGCTTAAAAACACGCTCTTCGTCTTTGTCAGATAACTCTACCACAGAAAGGCTAAGTAGTTCTTCCTTTGTAGCGCGGCCTATATCCATTGAATCATGCTTTTTCATTTCTACTGTCCATTCATCAATAGACATCTTTCCCCAATCCATACGCTACACCTCACTTAACCTGTAAAGTAATAATTAAATGCCCGTTTTCATCAATCTTTGCGTTCAGTATATCATATTGTGTATTTCTCGCCAGGATTACTTCGCTTTCATTGTAGTTCTCGCTAACGTAAGCATTGGTACCTTTTGGAACTAATATCCTATACTGAATCGGTTTATGTTTCATAATATTTGCACTTGTAGCACTCGTCGAAGTAAACGACTTCTGCACCCTTGAAATGTGTTCGCTGTTCAGTTTATTAACTAAATCATCCATATCATTAGGATGTAGTGTTTTAACTAAATCAGATATAGCATCCGAATTTACCCAGCGATTTAACACAACATTTTCATCAATAGTTCTTTCGCTAATAAGTTTGTCCAACAGTTCGATTGTTCCCCGGCTTTCCACAGATAGTTCATTTTGAGTACCGTTCCGTAAGGCTGTATTGATTTTCCTTGAATTAAGAGTGCCAATATATCCGCCTTGGCCAGATATCTTGATGCGTTCTCTTTGAGTTGGCTTATGATCCAACGCAAGTTTACGATACTCAGCATCTGATAGGCTCTTGTATTCCACATCGCTTATCTTATCTTTCAGGCTCATTGCTGGCACCTTACCACAGCGACAATTTGGGTGCGTGTCGTCAGTAATTTTAGGCGCCTCATCAAGTAAATAAGGGCCACCAGCTGAAATCGACAAGCACTTATTGCAAGCGTTAGGCTCGCAGACAAAATTAACGTACTTAATACCATTTTTCTTGTAGTAATAATCGTTAGTCCTATCTTTCATTCGAGCTGATTCTGATCGGATTAAGCGGTCAATGATGTAATTTTGCTGCCTGAGGCGGTCGGCCATGTTTTCCTTCGGCTTGGTTTCATCAGGCTTG